GCGCGGAAGTTGTGGTATCGAATTGGATGTGCGTGTTCCATTTAAATTAGTTTTTTGGAACTTATGCGCTGATCCGCGTATGTTATTAGATTCGGTTAAGTTTGCGCTGTATGGTGCGAATTTTAAGGGCGTACAATGGCAATACGCAATAGTTAACCCGCGTTTGTTTCCTGTATCAAATGAAATACTACCATGGACTGTTTACGCTTCAGAAACAGGTAAAGATGCAAAGACATTGCAAAGTTTAATGCAAATAGTTAGTATTGATTTTGAATTAAGATATGATTTAGCACTAAATGAAAAGTGCAAACCATTCACGATATGTTAGAATCACTATGCCGCCAAATTTCGCTACCTTGGGGCAATTAGTAGGGGGTTGGAATCAATACCCCCTTTTTTAGAAAATATTTAAATTTATATATATGGCTTGTTGTAATTGTTGTGAAAATACGTTAATTTTGGGCTGTCTTAACAGTTGTGATGCTGTATTTAATACAGGTATTGTTGCAGATGCGCTAACTGAAGGTGTATGGGTTTTGCAGCTTAGTTTTGGAAGTATTTCTGTTTATTACAGTATTGATGTTTTAGATGGTGAAACAGTTATTTTTACAATGCCAAACCTAAACGAAAATTACACATATACTGGCCAGATAATTGACCCTAACGGTGAGGTAGTTAAAATTGAAGTTGACGGCATCGAATATGATTGCATTGAATTTAGTACTAAAGTAGGATTATATAATAATGAAATAAACTTATAAAAAATGATAGACATAGTAAAACTCGCAAATGGTAATGTAGCTATTTATGATTCGACATCGGGCGATTTTATAAACAGCCTTAGCCCTGATATCGTAGAAATTGAATGTAACGTTAACGGCAGCGTTAAAGTAGTTCAAGACAACGGCAGCGTTGAATACATTGACCCGGCAACGGTTCAAAATACTGAAGTAGTACCAGCCGCTGCAATACCTTTTACAGGTGATTGTGCCGACTTAGCCCAATTGTTAAGTACTGATTTTTTTTTTGTAGTTAGCGGTGGCGGTGGTTCACAAGACTTAGCAAGTGTTTTAGGTTTTGGTAATTCGGCAAATGCTGGAATTATAGACTTGGATTACTTAGACTTTGACACAGCAGCAGCACATTCTGTTGCAGTTGGTGAATTGGCGTGGAACAACACAGATGGTACTTTAGATTTAGGTTTACAAGGCGGTTTAAAAAATAAGGTTGGTCAACAATTAGTAGTTAAGGCACGTAACACAAGCGGTTCTACAATAACTAAAGGCAGCGTAGTGAAGGTTGTTGGTGTTGCAGGTGGATTTGTTGGTATAAACTTAGCACAAGCAGACACCGTTGCAAATAGCGAAACAGCCTTTGGAATTGTCGCTGAAGACATCGCAGATAGTAGCAACGGCTTTGTAGCTATAAATGGTATAATTCACGGAGTTAACACAAACGCATTTACTGAAGGTGATATTTTGTATCTAAGTACAGCAACACCGGGAGCATTTACAAATGTTAAACCTGCATCACCTAATTATATAGTTGTTGTTGGTTATGTCGCTAAAAAAAGCGCAACCGATGGACATATTTTATTGCATGTACAAAACGATACAAGACAAGCTGTCGAGATACAACTTGCTGCGAGCGATGAAACTACAGCTTTAACAACTGGAACGGCAAAGGTAACATTCAGAATGCCACACGCAATGACACTAACTTCGGTACGTGCTTCGCTTACAACGGCACAAGCAAGCGGTTCTATATTCACCGTTGACATAAATCAAGGCGGCACATCTGTTTTGGGCACTAAATTGACAATTGACAATACAGAAAAAACAAGCACAACGGCTGCAACAGCTGCAACTATTACGACATCTGCACTAACAGACGACAGCGAAATAACTATTGACATTGACCAAATCGGGAACGGTACTGCAACTGGTCTTAAAATTACTTTAATCGGAACAAGATGATTATAAATCCTTATTCTTTTGGGGTTGCTTATGACCCCGATGCGCAGGCGTTTATTACCGCAGCAGGCATTACAGATAACACGCAAAAGACTGCTATTAATACCTTAGTAGTTGATATGAAAGGTTATGGTATTTGGACTAAAATGCGTGCAATCTACCCTTTTGTTGGTGGTACTGCTACAACGCATAAATGGAATTTGAAAGATCCACAAGATACAAATGCAGCGTTTAGGTTGGTGTTTTTTGGAGGTTGGACACATAGTTCTAATGGTGTTCAAGCAAATGGTACAAATGGATATGCTAATACTTTTTTTGTACCAAGTGCGCAATATGCAGTAGATGATAATCATCATATATCAGTTTATTCAAGATTAAATCAAGCACAAAATGATGTTGAATTAGGTACTTATGATGGAACAAGAGCGTTGCAATTAAGAGTTTATTTTACAAATGCAACTGAATTTTATTCTAATAATTTAGCGCCTGTTAATCCTGCTGATGCTAATTCAGTTGGTAATTATATAGCTAATAGAATTGGAACAGCCGTTAAAATATTTAAAAATAATACTACTTTAGGTTCATTTACTAATGCTGCAAATGGTAGACCTACTTTTAGTTTATTTTTAGCAAATTCAAATAATACAGGCTCACCTAATTTAGGTCTTTATTCAAATAAACAATATGCTTTTGCATCTATCGGTGACGGCTTAACAGATACTGATGCATCTAATTTTTATACAGCCGTGCAGGCATTTAACACAACTTTAGGTAGACAAGTATGATACAAGTAGGACTTTTAACAGAATCGCAAAAAGATAGCTTAGTCGGTCAGCTTTACGACGATGACAGCTATTTCAACCCAATACAGGATGACTTCGACCAATGGATAATTTCTGTTGAGGAAATGGAATTTTGCGTTAATCCTGAATTTATGTGGGTAAAAACCTTACCTTTGATAGAATATAAGCCAAAACCATCGCCACCATTTCCGCCTTTATAATGCTATCACTTATAACACTTTCAATTTTTGCAGCATTTGCAATTAAGTTTTTGCATTATTGCATCGGTTCACCTATTCAGGGAGAATATTATTCTGGGCGTATATTTTCCGCTTACGGCAAGTTTATTTCTAAACTATACTTAGACTTTGAAGCAAAAGAAAAAAACCGTGTGTGGGCAAAATATAACGCGTGGAAGCAAAAACGCGATAAGGAACTAAACGAAGAACTGAAAAACAAAACAGCTAATGAAGCTGATACTATTTATAAAGAATACCTACAACAAGTAGAATCAATTTATAATGATGTAGAAAACAATATAAAAAATAACCCGTGGTCTATGCTTGGCGCCTGCCCTATCTGTTTTGGTACATGGGTTTCACTATTTACATTTACATTCTTTGTTATATTTGTTCCCCTGCCGTGGTGGTATATCTTCATTGGTACACCTGCTGCGGTAATTGTTTCACGATACATTAAAATTTACTGATGGATTCCCTGACTATTACCGCCGATTCGCTCAGATTAGCATCTGATTCGCTGAACTATTTTATTAAGATTTTGCCCGAAATCAAGAAACAGCTTTTTATCTTAAAGCCGCTTATTATTTGCCTATCATTTTTGCTGTTAGTTGATTTTTTAACAGGTGTTAGAAAAGCTAAAGCATTAGGTGATAAAATACAATCGCGCGGTTTTAGACGCACAATAAATAAAATGAATGATTATTGTTTAGCGATAATTTCAAGTCAGGTTTTCACGTGGATGCTTGATCTTGAAATTACACTTAGTTATTACGTTGCTTTGTTTGTTTGTGGCATTGAACTAAAATCAATTTTTGAAAACGTATCACAAACAACAGGTGTTAATATTATCGGTTATTTTAAAGGTTTTATTCCGAATCCTAAAGATATATTAAAAAAGCCCGGTAAAGATACCGAGCCTAAATAAAGTTTGCTCTTTTGCTGTTTTCATGTGTGGCCGCTGTCTTTTTTAGGCAGCGGTTTTTTACTTTTTTGCTATAAGTATTTCGTGTGTTTCAAACTTAATTAGCGCTGCTACTTGCAATATTTTGTTACGCTGAAAGTATTCGTCAGCATCGTGTTCAATATCATTAACTACAACCGTGTTACGGTCCCAGAGTGCAAATTCACAATGTAGCTTAAAGCGGTCTGACATAACTGAAGTAAACAGAAATAAAGGTATAAAATTTTCGGTTTTTGGTAGCTGCCTTATAAGGTCAAAATTAACACATTTGTGATGGTTGCAATAAACAGGCCATACAGATAAATCCGTTGGTATCATGCGTTGTATGTCACCCATGCCAACCCCTAAAGTTCTGTTATGAAATTCGCTTGTATCCTGATGAGGAAACAATTTATTCACCGCCTTCGCTACGCAGTTCATTTTGTGATTTGTTGT